AGTATATCGCTTTCAAACGCGACGGGCTCTACAAACTCTACGGGCTCTGCGAGTATGTCTGACATTCTCGCAGTTCTTCAAGGGCTCAGTTCCAGTGATCGAGAATTATTATTGGCATCTGCTCTCATGCCGGCATCCAACTCGGCATCCAACTCGGCAGCAGCAACTGTCTCCACCTCCTCTGTTGTTACCAAGACAATTGTCTTGGTAATTGATACATCAGGCTCCATGGAGATCGCTGTAGGGGAAGGAAAACAGAGAGTGTTCCACCGCCTGGATCTTGCAATTCACGCTGCTCTTCTACTATGCTACATGATGCGAGATGGAGACACCCTTACAATCATTGCCTTTAGTAGCAGTGCACAGGTTATCCTTGAACCTACCAAGATGACCGCTGCCAACAAAGAACGAGTCCAGATGCTTCTGAAGTATCTTCGTCCCTCTGGAGGTACAAATCTGTTGGCAGGTCTTCGCACAGCCTTTGCCACGGTTGCATCAATTCCTGATGCCAACATCCTCGTCCTGACGGATGGAGAGGCAGATGCCGGTCAAACAGTTGACGTCCTCTCAGCGGAGATTCGCAAGGCGGACTATCGTGGAACCCTTTCCACCATTGGTTTCACCTATGCTTCCAAGAGCGATGCTCTATATGGACTTGCTACCGCTGGGCGCGGGTCTTTTGGATTCGTCAGCACCCATGACATGCTCATGACGGTGATTCTCAACTGGACTTCTCACCAACTGGCAAATGAGACCTCTGTGCCTCCTTCTGAGACGATTCGTACCTACATTACGTTTCTCAAGCAAATATACGATCATGCCAACAAGAGACTCTACACGACTGCAGAGTCTGCGCTCCAAGTCTTTCTCAAGAATCTTCCTACAGAATCGATTCTCCACAAAGAGATTGATGGGGAAGTTCGCTTGGCTATCTCACGAGATGAGATCTTTCGTAAATGGGGGTGCCATTACCTTCTTGCCCTCATTTCATCCCATGAGATAGGGTATTGTGGCAACTTCAAGGATATCAGCGTCCAATCCTACGCCACTCCTCGCTTTAAGGAGATTCAGAAGATGGGTGAGAAGATCTTTACAAACAATCTTCCACCTCTTGTAGGCAGTCTTGCAGTCTCTACTGCCCATGCAGCGGCTACTTCTCTTCACGGTACTGCCGCGATGGCTGCATTATACTCCAGTTCTGGACCGTGCTTCGCGCCAGATGCCACGGTTCAGCATCCGGATGGAACTACATCCTTCGTCCGCGATCTCCGTCCTGGCATGGTTATCAAGACCGTCGAAGGGTCGAGTCGCATTCAGGTCGTCGTGAAGACCATGACGCCGTCCCCTGTTCTCATGGGGAACGGTATTACCGCGTGGCATCCTGTTCTTCATGAAGGTGCATGGGCATTTCCTAATAATGTATATCCCATGGAAACAGTCCTTGTTGAGTTTGTCATCAATGTTGTCCTTGAAGATCGCACCCAGACAGTGCTGGTCAACGGTATTCCCTGCTGCACTCTTGCACATGGAATGATGGGACCAGTCATTGGTCACGAGTTCTGGGGCACTAAAGCTGTTCTCACGTCCCTTGCGAAGCTTCATGGATGGGCTGATGGCTACATCGTCATCAAGAACTACCACGCTGTGCGCAACTCTGATGGACATGTCGTTGACATCCAAGATCACCAGGAATGATTAATTTGAATATTGTGTCATAATTTAAAATATCAAGAAAGAGAACGCATTTCTTGGTAGTCTATATTTTTTTAAGATCTTTACCATATTTGATTCCGACTCAAAACTGGTTACACCATATTTAGATTGCTTCTTGGTTGAGTTGGATGATTTTGATTTGCTAAATCCATGACCTCCTCCATGTTGCCGTGTTCGCCGGGATCGCATATTCTATTCTATCTTCCTTTAAAAAAGGAAGATAGAATGAATCATAGCAAAGCTGCTCATAAATTTTATTTAATGGGTTCGTAGGAAGTGGGGGGAAATCACAACCCGAAGTACCATTGCTATAAAGTGATAAATATAAATATCCATATTATGCCCCCATTATTTCGGAGAGAAAAAAACAAATCTTAGAACGCATAAAGAAATAGTACAAAGATAGAGTAGAGATGACCACTCCAACGGAACGTTTATACAATCCATGGAATCTCGCCAATCGGGTTATACCCGATGGCGAGATTATTCGCATTTTAACCACCTATGGAATCAAAGAAAAACCAGCCAGTATGGACTTGTTTCGACAAGCCTGCATTCATCGAAGTTATGTGGATCGACCGGAAGGTCCCTTGAGTAGTACGGATGAAGTGGTAGTCGTAGTAGAACGTCCTGAAGGATGCATGCCGCTGTGTACAGCAGATAATGAAGCGATTGAATTTGTAGGCGATTCATTATTAGGATGTGTCATTGCGTTATATTTGCATGAACGATATCCAGAAGCGGATGAAGGATTTTTAACACGCTTACGAACAAGATTAGTCAATAATAAATCGTTGGGAGAGCTAGCGACATTGGTAGGATTTGGAAAATGGATTGTGCTGAGTCGTCATGTGGAACAGATGTGCAATGGACGAAAGAATCTCAGGATCTTAGGATCGATGTTGGAGGCGTGGGTCGGTGCTATCTATCTCGATGCTGTGAAGAAGGATGCTGGATATGCGTTTAAAAAGGTACAAACATGGTTGATTACTTTATTTGAAAAGGAAGTTGATTTTACATCCCTCATAGCAGAGGATAATAATTTTAAGGATCAGTTATTACGATTGTATCAAGCACGATTTCACCAACCTCCCAAGTATAAGGAAGTTGCCATTGTTGGACCGTTACACGATCGAACCTTTACAATGGGAGTCTTAAATCCCGATGGAACAGTCTTAGTCACAGCAACCTCACGAAATAAACGGGTTGCAGAACAGGAAGCCTCTCGTTTAGCATTGCAAATCTTAGGTGTGGAAGAGGCAACTGAGGAATAATATAAAGTAACGGTAGAATGGAAGCACCGAAGAAAAAGGGTCCGCCCAAATTCAAAGCACCCCTTCCAAAGGAAAAAATGATCATTACACCCGATCCACCGGAACTACCCATTGTATTAGAAACATTTACAGCAGTACAGCCAATTACAAAAGAAGCAGCCACGGTTGCTACAGCAGCTCCTGTGGAAGCACCTGTGGAAGCTCCTGTGGAAGCACCCGTGAAAGCAACGCAAGCACCTGTGGAAGCAACGGAAGCTCCTGTGGAAGCACCTGTAGAAGCAACGGAAGCACCTATCGAAGCACCCAAAAAAGTATCTAAGAAAATATCCAAGAAAGCAACGGAAGCACCTGTGGAAGCACCTGTGGAAGCACCTGTGGAAGCACCTGTGGAAGCAACGGAAGCACCCAAGGAAGTTCCTGCTGTAAGTACAACAGCTCCCTCAGATAATTTAGTAGAACTAGAAGCAAAAATAAAGCATGAATTAGAAAAAGATACAACAGGAGTCAAACTTCCTGTGACGGTTCCTTCCACACGACGTGCTTTTGCAAACTTTATGTTTCAAACCTTTCGAAAATATTATTTAGAAGAGCGCCCCAAAGAATTTGATGCAAAAGCGTGTGATGCAATTAAATCCGCTTCAAAGGAAGAACAGAAAGCATTCAAATATCAACAATTGATTCGTGATTATATGCAACGAGCCTCTCCTTTTCGTGGAATTTTGGTGAATCATGGGTTGGGAAGTGGAAAGAGTTGTACCTCCATTGCAGCCATGGAAGCATTGATGTCAACCGGTCCTGTCATTATTATGACACCCGCATCCCTTCGTCCAAACTATATTACAGAGATTCAAAAATGCGGACCATTTTTATTCCGAACCAATAATTTTTGGGAGTTTTTACCGGTACCGTCCATGGGAGAGACAACTCCTGAATTAGCCTTTTTATTAAATGTGATGAAGATGTCTCGTGACTTAATTAGCAAACGAAAGGGAGCTTGGGTTCCTATTCCAGAAAAACCCAGTAATTTTCAAACCTTACCAGGATCAGATCAGGATGAAATCCGTGCACAGATTGAAGAACATATTGAAGAACGATTTCAGTTTATTAATTACAATGGATTACGAGGGGAAACAGTTCGTGATTGGGCATGTAATACTCCTCGCATGTTTGATGGTGCTACCATTATTATTGATGAAGTGCATAATTTAGTTCGAATGATCAATAACAGTGATCTGGAGCATGCATATTATAAGCATCCAAAGAGCCCAGAACCTCATACCATAGCAAATTATATGCCTGCAAGCTGTAAAACTCCTCGAAATTATAGTCGTTCCTATCTATTGTATCGTATGCTATGTAATGCAGTGGGTGCTAAGATTATTGCATTGTCTGCAACTCCTATTATTAACTTTCCACAAGAATTAGGGATTTTAGCCAATTTGTTGGGAGGGGATATAAGAATGATCGAAACAACGGTATCCTTGGCAGAAAAAGATACCGTCTTAGCTGCATTGAAGAAGCATCCAGAATTAGATTTTGTGGAAGTGACACCCCGACGAGAAGGAGGAGCCGCAACTGTTCGTATAACACCCTTACAAAGTGGATTTCGAAAATTACTAGAGGGAGATGAAATGAAAGGCATGCAACGGGATGAATCTATGTCAGGAGAAGAAGACGAGATTCGTCGAGAACGAGATCTTCCAGCCTTATTTGAACGTATAAAGCAGATAATTCCTTCTTTACAAAATCCTATATTTTCATGTACAACACGGCTTCCAGATGTAGCAGAAGACTTTCAATCAAGATTCATTGATACAACCAAGTTAGAAGTGAAACAACAAACAAAATTTGTATTGATGTCTCGTTTATCTGGTTTGATCTCATATTACAAGGGAGAAGATCCAAATATGATGGCAAAAGCAAATCCTGATACAATTTTTGAACTGGATATGAGTAATTTACAATTAGGAGCATATTCCATGATTCGACAAGAGGAAATTAAACAAGAAAGTCGTAAGTTTTCTTCTTCATTAGCTCCTGGTGCAGATATGTATTCTATGATTAGCAAAAATGTGAGCGAAACATTTAAAATTTATAGTCGTGCAGTTTGTAATTTTGCATTTCCACAAGATATGGAACGTCCACGACCTGTTCATGCAAAAAGTTTGGTGGCAACAGATCCAACAGAGGAGGCTTCTGTAGACGAACCTATCGAGGAGGAACCACCAAAAGAGAACTATCAAGAACAAATCCAGAAAGCAATTGAACAATTTAAAACTAAGAAAGAAACTTATTTTGCAAAAGGAGCCTTAGAGCAATATAGCCCAAAATATCAAAAAATGTTAGATACACTCATGACAAGTACAGGTCCTGCATTGATCTATTCTCAATTTAAAACATTAGAAGGAATTACACTGTTTACACTGGCATTAGAACAGCAACAAAATTATGGACCGATGGATATTGAAAGTGATGGAAAGGGATCATGGCATTTGAAGGAATCTACCAAGACAGGCGGAAAACGTCCTCGTTATATCCAATATACAGGAGATGTGAATGCAGAAAAACGTGATATGTTAAAAGCGATCTTTAATGGCGAATGGTCGAAGATGCCATCTTCTTTAGCAGAGGAAGTAAAAGCGCTTGCCGGTCAGGATCATAACCGTGATGGAATGATTGTGAAGATCTTTATGATTACACAATCGGGTGCAGAAGGAATTTCCTTAAGCAATGTTCGGCAAGTTCATATTATGGAACCTTACTGGAACAAGGTACGAACAGATCAGGTGAAAGGGCGTGCGATTCGTATCTGCTCTCATGCAGATCTTTCTCCTGAAGAACGAGTTGTAGATACCTTTATTTATATTATGAAGTTTAGTAAAGAACAGTTAGACAAAGGATTGGTCAATACAACCTTTAAACTCAAAGATAAAGGATTGACGACGGATCAAACAATTTTAAAGATTGCGGAATCCAAAGAACATCTCAACACATCCATATTGAATGTGATGAAAGCTAGTGCAATTGATTGTGAATTGAATAAAAAACAGAATGGATTTACAGAAGCCTGTTATTGGTTTCCCAAAGATAAAGATCATCGCACCACTATGACAACCAGTATGGAATATTTATTTCATCCACTCATTGATGTGGATATTTCAAATCAAGCAAGTTCAGTTAAACCTGCTTAAGCCTTGCATATTTTTCAGCTAATCGAGCACTTCTTCGAGGAGAATTTAGAGTGAACTCTGCTATATCAACCGATGTTGGTTGACTGCAATTAGATCCTAGATCATATCCTATATCATACATTGCTGCAAAAGGAAGAACTGATATAATGCATATACTGGTACACACTGCTGTAAATATATGTTCAATTTCATTATCTATACTTTCTTTTTTAATATCTTGCACCCATGAAGATTTCATCGAGTCCATTAGAAAACGACTACTTGCAAACATCTTAGGAAATGTATATACTATATACCATTTCCTTAAATCATAAAACTTTATTAAACTTGTTTCTCACCAAAAGGATATTGATCTTGATTTTTATTTTTGTTATTTCGGCGTGTATTATTGTTTCGACGGTTTGAAGAATTTGATTTATTTTTTCGAGTGCCATTTAGTAGATTCATCTCTCTTGTTGAAATATATTTGATTAAATCAGGATATATTTTTTTAATAAAGATCATTGTATCAAACTTATCTGTCAAATTAAAATTAATTAATAAATTGAGAATATTGATGGATAGTTTATTAGATATAATAAATTCTTGTCCTTTTTCTTCAAGATCACTTTCAAATCGAGCGGGTAGTTTTTTTGCAACAATAATATTTTTAATGGGATCCATTAGTTTTCTAAAGAGATTATTCAAATCGTCGATCGTTTTGACTTTGGAATCTTTTGAAAAGAGTCCTAAAAAACCTTTTGTAGATGTATCTGCATTTACTTCATGGATAAACTCTGAAAAAGATAGTAGTTTACGATCATAGGATATACGTTCTTTTTCTAGTTTATCAATAATCTCAAGCAGGATGGGTACATCTTCTTGTTTCTTGAATTTATTTTTTGATTTAATTGTTTTTTCAATATTGGATACCATTTCGTGAAAATATTTCACATAATCTTTGGGTGTATCTAATTTCATCCCACTCTAATTATGCAGAAGATTTTCGATTCTTTCGTGTAGATCGGCTTCTGGCAGCAGCAGGTTTTGCATTAGTAGCAGGTTTTGCATTAGTAGCAGGTTTTGCATTACTCGTAGGAGCATTGCGAGGTTTTAATGGTCGATCTCCAAATCGTATCTTTCCATCCTCTTTTTTAGAGGGAGTATCGATAATATCAGGAGGATCGGGAATATTTTTCCATACAATACTTTTATCTTCAATTAGTTCAGGATAGACTGCCTCTAAGAACGCATGAAGATTGAGATCATGATAAAATTTATAATTGACTAAAAAGTTTAATAAATTAATTGTATCTTTATTTGATATATCATATCCGTATTCTTTTTTTATGAATCGGTCGACTCCTTTGGGAACAGCTTTCTTATCTATCATATTTTGAATTGCAACTACCAGTTTTATAAGGATTGTTTTTACTTGACTATACTTCTTAATCTTGGTTTGTTGTGTTAGAAGTTTTGAGAAGAGTCCAGGCTTTGTATCCTTTGCAACAGCATGTACAAATTCTTCAAAATCAAGAAGTTTTCCATCATAATAAACGGTACTTTCATCGTTAAGTTCATCAAAAATACGTTGAATAATATAATCTTCTTCTACTAGTCGAACAATCTGATTTTTTCGGGTAGATTGAATACTGTCATCCATAAGAGAAAATACGGCGTGTAATGCTTTTACATAATCTGATTCTGTACGAATAGGAAATTTTGTATAATCTCGTGCTTTACGAACTGTATACATTCTATTATACCTTCACAAAAAGATCCATGGAGGTTCCAAGGCAATTTTTGACGGCATCGGCTTGAACAAACGCATCGGTCGAATACATGGATCCAGCTAACGATCGGTAGGATTGTTTCACACTCCCCCATGGTTGTCCCACCACAGCAGAATTATTGCGAGGATAGCCAGCACCGGATGCTTGACAACCGGCTTCACGAAAGGCACGACCGAGACATTCGGGAGAAAACGGTCCCAGTGCATTATCTCCCACATCGCAAAGATTCACTTCCGTTCCTCCTACTGATAAATAGCGCGCTGCTTGTTGAATTTGTTTGGATCGACCACTTACGGATGCATTTCCAATGGCACCATACGCAGTTAATGCAGTATTAATACTTACATTCCCTCCTCCCCATAATTCGGGAGTCACGACTACAAGATTTGCTTTGGCTAACACATCCATGGCAACACGATCACTCTCTGTTGGAGATGATCCACGAGCAATCATTTGATATAAGGATCCAGTAGGAGTGAATCCACGTGCTTTTGCAAGAGCTAATAAGCATTCGCGGGTGAGTTTCCCATTTCGAGGTGCACAAATTGACACAGCGGCAGGAGATGTACGTTCTCCAACTATATTTCCATTATTATCCAAGATTGGTTCAGAAGGAGGAGCAGGAGGAGCTGGGCATGTTCCGCCTGTAAATGGTCTTGTACTGCAAGATCCTTGATCATCGGTAGGGTATTTGACTGTTCCATTGGAATGAATTGGAACAGCATATCCTTGGGACTCACACCATCCACACTCAGATGTGACACCTTCACACAGCGTAATACGTTTACACAATTTAATATCTTCCATACGTGCAGCATCGTCTAAGTTCCAAAACCATTGTCCAGTGGGATATTTCTGAGGAATGGCACGATCCGTAGGTCCATTAATTGTTCCAAGGGTTCCAATACTAATTCCATCGGGAAGAAACCACCATCCACATCCTAATTTGGCTGTGGGTGCACGACTAAGCTGTCGGGGATGACGCGCCAACCGACAGGTGGCTTCATCTTTGGATCGAAGTTTTAATAATGGATCCGTTTGAAATCGATTTGTATAATCTACTACAGTTCCATCGGCTGTGTTGAGTACTTGATTTATTCCACTTGTAGTCAAACCGGGATTTATATAGAGACTATTTGCAGCCGGTTGATTTTGTTGCACCTTTATAAAAGCAGTTTGCTGTGCTGCTGTAAAACGTTCCACAATGGGGTTGGATGTTAGAAACACTAACACAAGTAATACAATTACCAAACATCCAATCCAGTACTTCATGGTTCCCTATTAAAGAGTTTGATATGTTAAATTTTGAACAGAGACATTGGCGGGGGTATACCAAGGATCTCCTCCGTAGAGAAAGGCAGTTCCAGAGGGTCGAACTGTTGGTTGTTGTACTGTAATATTTTTTGCATCAATAAAAAGACGTACAGTGGAATTAATACAATCAAGAATAATGCGAGAGGTTCTTCCAATCACACATCCAGGGATGTTATCCAATCCCCAATTTCCATTTGTTTGATCTCCAATACGAACATGTAGATTGACTGTTCCTGGATTAAACCAAATCCCTGGAACACGATCTCCTGGGTTGCAACAATCAGAATTAGTAATTGTAAAGTGAACAATGGATGCCCAAGATCCTACAGTTGCACGAGGTGTTAGATCAAAACTAAGACGATAATTGACACTTACAGGTAGTAATCCCAGTAAGTTGGAGGGGGAAGGGGTATAGGATAGCGGAAATTTAGGAGGAGCCGGTGGATCTTTGATATAAAAGGTTGCATCATTTTGAAACAATGAATTATTTTCATACGGATCTAAAAAGAATGCAAACCCACGATGCCGTAAATATCGATCTGGAAAATTATACGATTTAAAACTCATTCCTTTGGAATCCGCAAGACCTTTCACTGGATAAAAGGAAGAATCTTGTTTTTGAAGATCTGAAGAGTCTACTGTATTTGTATACAGAACAAAACCAGCATGACGAAACACAAGATTTGATTGTCCAACCGGACCAAAGGATATAGTTCCTTTTATAATTCCAGGACGAATGGAAAGGATAGAAGGTATTTCTTCTAATCGAACTTGCTGATTTAATCCCTTGGTGATTATATGCCGTGTTGGAAAGTTTTTGGATTGAAACATCACTGTATTTGATTTGAATAATGTGGCAGGTGTGATTCCAAAACAAGCCATCAATGTATCTTGTGATCCATCCTTGTTGGCAGTTTGAAAGATGCGATTAAACAATCCTTGGATCCCCCCAATGGATCCATCGGTAGAGGAAGTAATTCTCTGAACTGCGACTGAATCAACTTGTCCATTCTTTATAGGGGCAATACTTCCTTTGGGAGTGCAGGTGCGAAAGGGAGTGTTTGTTTTTTGAGCTGTGGTAGCTCCATATTCTCCTTTTCGAATTCCACTGTATCGATCTCCAATGGATATATAGGTTGGACTTAAGGAAGAAGGGACAGTTCCTGTAAATCCTTCCTTTCCTGCATTACGATACAAATAATCCATACATTCAGGAGTAATGGGAGCTTCTTTGGGAACCAATCCAATGGTTCCATCATTTCCTGCAACAATTTCCTCACAAGGACTGGCAATCTCAAATCCAAAGAGTTTCATGGCGGCAGCATTCACGACCTTTCGTGTAGCAAGAGTTCCATTTGGATTGGTTCCAGTCGTAGCAATTCCGTACAATTCATTCACATAATTGGAAATGGAATCTTGCAATCCTTTGGATTGAAGTTCTTGAATTGCGGTTGTACCTCCAATGGTGGGAGAAAGGGTGCCTTTAGCAGCATCCCCACCTGCAGCAGTAAACAACGACAATAAGCATTGAGCCGTGTAGGGAGGATTGGTACAGGGAGAGACTTTTCCAGCTGAAAGAGAGGCTCGTTGGGAAATAAGGGGTTTTTCAACAGTAAACATGGCATCTTCCTTATAGACAGGAGGGAGAAAGGTAGCAGGAACTTTGCAACGGAAAATGGCGGTTTGACCAGTTCCTGACCAGATCCAATATTGATTTGCTAAAAATTTGGGAAATGCTGCAGCACGAGGAGCAGAAATTAATCCACTACTAGCAAAACTTCCAAATCGTTTGGTATCAGATGAAATGGTTCCTTCAAAGGGAATGGCAGTTTTATGGGCATTGGAAGGATTATAGGTGTTTTCCCATTGAGCAAGAAATCCGCGAACACCTCGTTGAATGCGTCCAAACCTTGAATCACGACCAGAGGGTTTGTCTGTAAAGGCATACACCTTGGTATTGGTTGCACTATAATCATCATTCACGGACGGTTTGATTCCGTAACAAGTTGCTACACGAAAATCCGAAGTCGATCCGTATACATTGGTTCCTTTTCCACCACATCCAGATCGTTCCACTTGAATGGGAAAGCGAGGAGGACCATTACTAACGTGACCGCTAGCACACCAATCCGCTCCTGCTCCCTGTGCTTCTTCCACTTGCGCAATAGTTGCAAGCTTTGTACCTAGAGATTTGCACATTAATGCTGCTGTATTTTGAGTAAAGCT